GCGGAGACTATTGAGAACATCGCCACTAGAGAAGAAACTCGTCAACAGGTCGCCGATAATCTGCTTGTCCTGCATCGATAGATTCGGAATATCTATCTCGAAATGATATGGACTGGTGAAAACTCGGGCTTCATAACTATCGCCCACTGTAAATGTACGCGTCTCTAGCGGATAAGAGATCTGACCTTTATTTGCCTCCTCAATAAGGCGTCGGAGCTCTTTGGTTTTACCAGACCCAGCGGGTCCAATAAACATGTATGGAATATCCAATCGCTTCATCTTGAATTAAAGATGGGGCGATGGTTTTAAACGGTTGGTGTTTATTGATTACCGGTTGCCATTGTATCACGTAAATTGCTTATTGTGATAGTTGCGATACTGGCGGAAATGAGAGAGGATGGTAATATGACAATCATCACTACACCGAGAATGAATTGAATCATTTGTGTGGGATTATGACTGAAGTGATAGAGTGCTAATGCGTAAGCTACTAGCGAAGCTACAAAACTAAAAGTTGTGACTATCGCCAAAAGTTTGGTGTTTTGGGCCGAATCTTTGGGGATGAGTGTTCCAAATGTTACTCCAGCAATGACCGCCAACATTACACAAATGGCGATGGCCACAATGTATGGTAAGTTAAAGGAGGACATATTCTATTATAGGTGCCGATTATTCCGGTCACCTTCTGCGACCGCCAACTTTCGCAACCGTTTTAGCAGTATCACTGAACGCCGTAGAGAATGTATCCCACTTTACTCCGGTACCGGGTGGCGTTGATATAATAACTACAATACCAAAAAGTATCAAAAGAGAGATGATTAGCGGAACAAAGAATCTACGAAAATAGACGTCTTTGATTTCAGGATCTCTACCCGTTTTTTTCGTTTTTGTAATATTACAAGAACTGGAAGAATCCATTTACAATGGAGCGTGAATTTTATAAAGATAATATAAGAAGCAGTAAAGGAATGTCTACATTCCAGTGTAGTCCTGCGTTACACCGCCGGGATGGGGAATCATGTTTGCCACATAGTGCTCTAGAACGTCTCACTCGTGCGTGGAATAAGACGCATCCCCGGCATAAAATAAGCGTCCGTAAAACACGTAAGGCAAGTCGTAAGCAAAACGCAGGTAAAGATGAACCAAATCTACCTTTATGGCACCAACTGCGTGAAAAGATGAAAACTCATTACAATTGCGACACAGAGTTCTGCGCAATAAAAAAAGTACCTGGGCTCTCTGACAATGAAAAGGGTGAATTAAAGAAGTACTTCAAGCCCGAAAAGCCCGCCAAATGGGATAAGAAGCCCACAGATTGGCTCGATAGTTACAACATCGAAGATGTGATGAATCAATACGAGTTGGCCTATCCAGAGTTTGAGTTCATTGGACCCGTTCCAATTGACTTTGACGACAAGGATTCAGAATCTTGGGGAAAATGTATCGTAGATGAACTCTGTAAATTGAATCTTCAGGATTGTTTGAAAAAGGGTAAAACTAAAATCGGTATCGTCTACAATCTTGACCGCCATGATGAACCAGGCTCTCACTGGGTCTGCTCCTTTTTTGACTTAGAGCGCGGAAACGCCTACTACTTTGACTCATACGGCTACCCACCTCCCGATGAAATAGCACGTCTTCTCAAGCGTTGTAAAGATCAGGGTTGTAAGAATATCTACTACAACGACATTCGTCATCAGCGTAAAGGCTCAGAATGTGGTATGTATTGTTTGTTTGTTATTATTTGCCTTTTGAGCGGCAAAGAGTTTGCCGATATATGTAAAAACGTCATTGACGACGATAGAATGAATCGCTTTCGTGACGTAATATTTGCCGAAGAGAAACCACGTAAAGGGGCTTTAGAAGAGGCAGTTAAAACACTTTGTATCTGAGCGTTCTATTCCGCTTTCACGATATATGTTGATAGTTTAGAAAGATGTCCGGACGACCTAATGGTCCACAACAGAACTTGTTTCTAAACGGAACAAATTACTCCAAAATCGTCGGTTTCTTGCGTACTCGCTACGCTAAGAAAATGGGTGTATCCGCTCTCCCAGAAAAAGTAGACGAAAAACTTCAAAAATATACTCAACACTTTATGGCCGAAGTTGCTCGTGTTCAAGGTCAAGACAAACCTCAAAACACTTTGGCAACCGAAGTTATTCGCGAAACGGAAAACTCCATGGATGCCTGGTTGCGAAAACAGCAGGCCGCTCAACCACCAACCACCGTAAGTGTTGGAACCTTTCCTCGTGGCGAAGATATGAATACTCGTCTCTTCCAGGACACTAGCACTCGATATGAGAATATGATGGCCGCTCGTGCTCCTATACCAATCCCACAAGTCGGTATCCCAGACTTCCGAGCCCCAGCACCAGAAGTAGACGAAGAAGAGGATCCAGTACTCTTAATGCAGCGTGAAACAAAGCGACGCGAAGACCAGGCACGTGCTCTCGGAATCCCTGTAGCACCACCCGCTCCTTCATTTCCAACAAAAGGAGTACAACGTACTCAGGACGGTGCCTCCTCTGTACTTCCACCCCGTATGGAAATCCGCGACGACGCACCTCCTTCTGCTCTCAATCCTATCCCTCCTCAGGCCGATCCGCCTCCACCACTCCTCGCCCCTCGTCCCCAAGACTACATCATTCCACAAGAAGACGTAGTCAAATACCGCGAAACCGAATACAACGTCTTCATCACCAGTTCCGATCGTAACTGGATGCTCAACAACACCGAAAACCGTTACAACTTCTCCGTCATCTTCAACACCGGTAACACCACTGGCGCACTCGGATACAACAGTGCCGTTCAACAACGTTTCCGTAACATTCAGCGTATTGAATTTGTAAAGGCAATCGTTCCAATCGAATCTTTAACCGCGCTTGTACGTGTTCCCGCCGCTAACAACTTTGATACCAGTCGTGTTGTCAATATCTTTTCGCTGCCATTCGCCAGCGTTCGTATTGCCGAACTCAACAACAATCTCTTCTCCACCAATCCTGAAGAAGATAACACATTCGCAATCGTACAATACGATACCACATGGTCATCCGATTTATACGTTCCACAATCGTACTTACCCTCTACCTCCGCCGCATTCGCCAACATGCCAGCCGACAAAACCGGCTACACCGGCTTTATTCCTAAGTTTCTTAAGACACAACGTATTTACACTCCTACACCGCTCGCCACCCTCAACAAACTCTCTATCCGTATGGAACGCCATAACGGTAACTTGATTAGTAGTGACCCCGATGTATTCTCTATCGCTCGTATTCAACTCAGCGACTTGCTCACCAACTTTGGTGGTACAGGTACAACAACCGACAATACCAATTATAGCAGTGTTACAACGTCTGGTGCCGAAAATCCATACATCTTCATCCGCACAACCAACTACTTCTTATACAGTGCCATCTCTGAAGGGGACGTAATCAATATTCAAGGTTGTACTGCTCCAACCGGAACCAATATTACCGCAAGTGGAGCCGTCGACTTCCAAAACTACATCAACCAGTCGGCCGGTCAATATGTAGTAGCCACCGGTTTCATCAATGTATCTGGCGGTAACTCAACAATCAACTTAGGCCGCAACAATGCCGGTTATTGTAACGTTATCATCATCCGTAACCGCTTTGACAATCCTGCTACAACCGGTGGTACAACCCGTAATCTCGGACCATCGTATTTCGGCGGATTCTTATCAGAAGAAGAAAGCGCAACAAGCGGCTCAACCAGCGGTCTCACCTACTACCTCAACCAAACCGCATTTACTCAAACGAATTGTGCTCTGATCAATACAAGCCGTCAGACAAACTTCGTATTACGCATTATAACGCGCGATATGGATTCTACATCCAATATCCGTCCTGATAATGTATAAAACCCCGAACCTTACTCTTACAATATTATTTTGCCTTAGTTTGTTAGAGGATGTTAAGCAACGTAATACTCGTGCTTCTCGTGGTTATATTTATTATAACCTTCGTTGTGCCTTTAGCAAAGGCCAAAAATACTGAAGGATTTGATAGCGGTAATGGTTATCAATCCTACATGCGTGATTACTTGACGGACCGCAAGAAAATGATTAATACTGGTGACAGGCAATACAATTACCTCGGTGCCAGTCTTGATCCTATTTTGCCAACATTCGCAGTGGCTCCATCGGACATTGATAACAACTTTCATCTTACAACTAACCAGTATCTCCAACAATTCAATAAACTTACCGATGCCGCTAATAATGTTATCAAACAGGCTCTTAGTAATCCTGACATAGCACCTAGTGCTACTTCTCCGACTAATTTGGGACCTCGACCAGAAGGTGTAAAGGCTCAATTGCCCGCTGCCAACGATGTACTTATTCAGGCTCGTCAATGTGAAGCGGACTTACAGGGTCGTGCTAGTTGCTCCAAATTAAAGGATCCAAAGTACCGAGGTTGTGGTATCTGTATTGACGGTGGAACACGATTCAATGGACAATCGCCCAATAGTTTTATTGGAGGTCTTTTATCATTGGCCGCCGACCGAAGCCAACAAGAATACGACGCCAACGGTGACGCACCCGCCTATCAACCTTCGTTGGGTAGCTGTCCTCCTGGTATGTTCTACGTAGACGCCGATTCCTGTACCAAAGCGGTCAACCAACTCAACTGTAAAGAAATTGGGGACTCCGGTGGCTTCCAAGGTGGTCGAACAAAAGAAGGATTACAAATGCCGGCCGTAAATTGCGCACAGGCTCCAGTTCAAAACGTTTTTATATATCAACCTTCTGGCCGCAAGTTCGATGTAACATTGCGATGCTTATCACCATTCGGAACCGGTATTACACAAGTAATAGCCACACACGTTCCTACAAACAAGACCTTCAAAGCCGATAATAACGGTAATCCAGGCCAAGAGTTCACACTTCAGATTCGTGGAGTACAGGAAGAGGATCAGGTAAATATCATGGTGGTCCAAGAAGTTCCTCATCGTCCTAACGGTAAGGCTGAAGTGTTCCAAGTCGTTGAATTAGATAGCAATGGTAATGCTAAATCTCAGGATCAGAACTCCGCAAAAGCAATATGTACTCGTATGGGTTCGATTGTTGCGACAAAAGCACAGGTTAATAGTGCCAACAATAACGGATTACAATCTCAGTACTGTGGTTATGTATCGGATCAGCAACAGGGAGTTGTTGCCGTCCAATCCGGTATAAATGGATTATTCGGTGTTGGTGCCCCACAACAAATTGGTACTTGCAGTACAGCGGTTGGTACTTGGTGCTACGGTTTCCGACCTGCTAATACCATCAATAACAAACTTCCATCCTCCGTTGTTCCATTCTTTCAATCGTTCGGAAATAAGGCACAACCAGCTCAAGGACCAAGCACTGTAAGTCAATATTCCGACGCATCGAGCAATAGCCCTCCTGGTCTCTCTGAACGCGCCATCTTAATACAATGGGAAATGACCGGTTCCAATAATCGTACTGTCGCATTCCAACCTACAGTAACACAGGTCAACGGATACAAGGCCACCAATACATTGCGATTACTCGGTCCATTTGCCAGCAGTTCGCTCATTACCGGTCCAGCTTGGAGTTCTAAATTCACAATGCAGAAGAACCAATTCTGGTTCTGGTCGAATGCTCCTACATCTCAGACCGCTACATTTACAGCACTTGTTCCCGCTTTCTTAGGAGACCCATACTACTCAGACGATGTACAGAAGGCACCAATCGGTCCTCTCATCAGTAATCCCGCTTCAGTCCAATTATTGAAAACATCTCCCTGTTTCGCCGATGGACAAGCACCTGGTTCATACAGTGCCTCCTGTTTGCTTGAACTCTTCCAGGGTGCCGGCGGTGACCCCGCAAAAGGTTATCTCGCTACTCAAAACGGCGGTTTAACACAATTGAATAGTTACGGCGATTTATCATCAATCAGTAATTACTTAGACGACTTGTATGTTACTGCTACAACCGGTAAGGATGGAAACGGTAATGTTATCAGTCAGGATATGAATACTCGTATTGCCGCTATGAACGACGCCGCACTCAAACTCTTCGGTTTCAAGATTACAAATCCATGTGAAGATATTGTCGATAACGCCGACGGTTCGGTTGGTTTAATTGCTAAACCAATGGGCAATGTCACCCCTGACTGCTTACAATACTTATGGCTCAACAACGAAAACGACCAGGATCGTTCTCCAAACGCACCACAACCTGGCGGTCTCTTTACAAGCACATACACAACTATTGCCGACCGTTTCAGTGGTTTACGATACAACGAAAGTACTCCAAATAGACGTAAGCAGTATCCATTCCAAGCCTGTCAAGTTACTGGTACTATGGCACCAATCAAGAATGGCCAACCAGATATGGCAGTTGTAGGCAAACTCTCCTCTATGAATAGTTTACAGGCGGTTCAAGATTACTTCAACGGCATTCAGCGAATGGCCAACTACGCCGGACCAAGTGATAGTAAGGCCCAAGCGGTCGCAATGCAACAATGTTACGGTATCAACCAAATCAAGCGTTCATCTCTCGGTTACGGCTGTACATTAATCTCGCCATCCGATGTCAAACCTGGTATAACCTGTTACGTCAATTTAGGTGATCCATCTGACGGAAACAACTACTTGAACTATTCTAGTGGTGCGGCCTTCTTTGGTGGCGGCTCCGATACTCCAAATATTCAATTCTACTTAGCCCCTGCTCTTAATGGACAAGCCGGTTGTATTTCATTTATGACTCTCGATGTAACTCCTCTATATCTTCGTCATTCAGGATTCCGCATCTGGGCACAACAAAACGACGGTTCTAATCTATTCTTTCAAGACGCAAGTTGGAAGATTCTTCCATCTCTCAATAATGATTCTAGTATGGTATCATTCCAATCTGTCAACTATCCAGATCATTACCTCAGTCAATCCGGTGGTAAAAAGGAAGCATGGAGTACAGTATTCGCTAGAACAACACCCGATGCTAATAGTAAGTCGTTCACTATAATTGGCGTTCCAGGCAAACCTATGACTCCTAACATAACTGTTAATGGTAGTTACACTACAAAGGTAGTTGATGGAATAACTTACTATATTGTTACCGGCAATTCGACAATATCTAGTGACCGAGCAGTCAGTTTAACCTACTTCGCAGTAGGTGGTGGTGGTAGTGCTGCTGGTGCTTGCGGTGGTGGTGCCGGTGGTCTTCAAACAAACAGTTCTTCATATGTGTTTAGTTCGCAGAAAGGACCAGATCTCAATCTTCAAGCCGGTGCTTCTTACAATATCACAATCGGCCAAGGTGGAAATACAGTCAAAAGTATCAGACCAACCGGTACAATATTATCTGGTCCTGGTGCTAGTATTAACGCACTTCCAGGTACCGACGCCGGTTGGACTAGTTGGTATGGACCTGCTTCTGGTGTTGGTGGTTGTGGTGGCGGTGGTTCTCAGTCTTTAGGTTTACAGGGCGGTTCTACTAGCGGTGCTAATGGTGCTCCTATTGGTAATGCCGGTGCCGGTATCGGTGGTAACATTGTTAGTTATACACAACAAGGTCCTGGTATTTCTTACATTGGAAATATGTACGGTGTAGGTGGTGAAGGTGATATAGCCTATAATAAACTTGTTGACGGTCCTCCAAATACCGGTAACGGTGGCGCAGGTGGCGGTAGTCTAGGACCTCCATCTGGACGAATGCCACCAGTAGCATCCGGTGGTTCAGGTGTTTTCATATTTTCCGTAAAAGCGTTGTTGCCCGATAAGAAATAATCACTTCAGTCAATTAACTAAACTGGTTTTTATTGAATTAAGTTTCGCAAGAACTGCGAAAATCAATTCAATTATTTAGCATTAAGAATTAGAGTAAAATGTTAAAAGGACATATTATTATATTGATCCTTTTGGTATTGCTATTTATTTGGGTTTTTGTCATACCTATAGCTCGTAGCAAAGCCGGCGGCGAAAAGGAGGCGTTTGACGATGTGAACTATATGAGTGACTATACAAATGAACGAGCTAAAATGATAAATATGACTAATCAGATTTATAATCCACTCGGCGCTTCACTCGATCCTCTAATCCCTCATTTTGCTGTCGCAAAACAGGACATTGATCCAACACTGAGTGATAATCAATATATATTAAAATTCAACCAATTCACCAATGCCTCAAATCAACAAGTTTTGGCTGCTCTCCAAACTCCCGACCAAAGTCCTACAGGTGACTCTGCCACATTTATGGGTATAGTTCCACAAGATGTAACACCCCAATTACCAGGTCCTAATGATATGTATATAGCTGCTGTAAAATGTCAAGCTAATCTCAAGACCCGTGCCAGTTGCTCCCAACTCAATGACCCTGCTAACCAACTTTGTGGTATCTGTATCAAAGGTGGTACCGCACTTGATGGAAGTTCTCCTAAAACCTATATTGGTGGTCTTCTATCATTATTCCAGGACCGAAGACAACAGGAAGAGGATGCCGGTGATAATGATCCAATATATCAACCTAGTCTCGGTATGTGTCCTCCCGGCATGTTCTACGTAGATGCCGACTCATGTACTAAGGCAGTCAACCAACTCAACTGTAAAGAAATCGGTGAAACCGGTGGATTTAACGGCGGTTCAACTACTGAAGGACTTACATTAGACAGTGTCTCTTGCGCCCAAGCACCAGTCGCCGGCAGTGACGTCTTCGTATATCAACCATCTAATCAAGCATACACAGTATTACTTCGTATTATTACACCATTCAATACCGGTATTACAAAGGTTGTTGCCACACATCGTCCATCAGGCAGATCTTACACTGCTACAAATGAAGGAAAAGCGGGACAAGAGTTCACACTTAAAATACCAAATGTCATCGAAGCCGATACAGTCGACGTATTAGTAGCCCAAGAAGCTCCTAATCGTACAAATGGACAGTCTGAAGTATTCTTAGTTAAGGAAGCAAGTGTTACAGGTAATAGAACATATGACGCTGATGGTGCTAAAACATTATGTAATCGTCTCGGCACTTCTGTCGCTACCTCCGCCCAAATTAATGAAGCATTAGAAAACGGATTACAATCCCAATATTGTGGTATGACTAGTGATGTTGGCGGTATGTTTGCGGCACAATCAGGCTCATCCAAAGTACAATTACTTCCTGTCGGCTCAGCACCTTCAACTGGTTTATGTGGTCCAGCAGTCGGAGCATGGTGTTACGGTTTCAAACCAGCGGAAACATTGACAAGTTTTACCACAACAAATCCTATCAAAACAAAATTCATTAGCTTTTTCGACTCTTTCGGTGATAACGCTACACCACCACAAGGACTTAGTCAATATAGTAGATTTAGTACTGAAGGTGAATTGGATCCACCAGGTCATTCTAACCGCGCTGTAATCATACAATGGGAAATGGCCGGTTCAAACAGTCGTACAATTCCATTCCAACAGACTATTACCATGATTAACGGTTTTCCTACAAATAATGTATTACGTCTTCTCGGACCTTACACACGTAGTTCTCTTATCTCTGGACCATCATGGAACTCCGATTCTACTATCGTAAAGAACCAGTTCTGGTTCTGGTCAAATCAACCCAAGAGTCAAACCGTCGTATTTACTTCTCAAGTACCAGGTTTTCTCAATAATCCCTATTACACCGATGATATCGCAAGGGCACCAAATGGTCCTTTGATCTCCAAACAAAGTACAAGTGCCTTGTTACAAACCTCAGCTTGTATGGCTAAGGATCAAACTCCTGGCAACTACGGTGCTGCATGCTTACTCGAACTCTTCCAAGGTGTTGGTGGTATTCCTGGAAAAGGTAAGCTTTCCACAGAAAACGGAGGCTTATCTCAACTCAATAGTATGGGTGATATTGATGCTATTTCCGCCTACCTCAACGGACTATACAGTGCTGCTACAAGTGGTAGAGATGGAGATGGTAATCTTATCAGCAACGATTCTACAACACGTATGAATGCTATGAATGATTCTGCACAAAAACTTTTCGGCTTTGATATATTGAATCCTTGTGAAACAATCGTTGATAATGCCGATGGTTCAGTTGGAGTAGTACCTACACCAATCAGAAGTGTAACATCAGATTGTCTCCAATTCTTATGGCTCAATGCTGGAAGCAATGAAAGTAGAATAGGTAATAATGGTGCTACTTATACAAGTATCTTAGACCGTTTCAGTGGTCTTTTGAAAACCGAAAGCTTACCTGCTAAACGTAAACAATACCCATTCCAAGCCTGTCAGTTAACCGGTTCTATGTCACCAATCAAAAACGGCCAGCCAGATATGGCAGTTGTTTCAAATCTTCTTAAGAAAAATAAAAGCATATTAGATATTCAAAACTACTTTGATAGTATTCATAAAACCGCTAACAACTTTGCCAACGATTACAAAGGTGATAAACAGAGTGCCGGTGCCCAAGCACTTGCCATCAATCAATGTTACGGCATTAATCAGATTAAGAGTCCAACTGTTGGTTATGGATGCGGCAGCTGGACACCACAAAATCTTGTCGGTCTCAAATTATGGTTAGATGGTGCCGATCCAGATGGCTCAGGCAACAAACAAGATGTCGGTACAGTTATTTCCACATGGAAAGATAAATCTAGTCTTAACAATGACGCAACCGCAACCGGTAATCCATCACTCGCATCTCTCAACAATAGAACAGCAGTCTTCTTCGATGGTGGCTCCTATTTACTTGGAAAACTCAGAAATAACAGCCGATTATGTACCGTCTTCGCAGTTGTCATGATGTCTGGTAGAGCCGATAACAATAGTCGTATTGTAAGTTTATCTTCCAATGGAGATGTCGATTACACAGATTCTTCTGAAGTTGTACCACTTTATCAGGCCAAATCAACAACCGCACTTGGAACTGGACGTGCTACATTACCACCTGGTGGCTCAGGAAATTGGACTTTTGCTACAATTGTTAATAACAACTTGAATGCCAATGTTCCATACATCGCCGGCTCTCTCTACGACATGAATGGAGGAAATCTGTTTATCAACGGTTCATTATTCAAAAGCTCGAACGCAGCTGGAATATTCAATATTAGTGAATACGGTATTGGTAACTACTCTGGTACTCCAATAGCATCAGAACCATTCAAAGGATTAATCGCAGAAGTATTAGTATTCTCATCTGCTCTCAGCGATAACGAACGTCAGCAAATAGAAGGATATCTCGCATGGAAATGGGGACTTCAAAACTCATTACCAGCAAATCATAACTTCAAATCTACTCCTATTGGCGGTGATAACATTGCTAATATGTAAACTCCTTCAATTCTAACAATAATGTATCGTAAAACGATAAACTATTGATTAAATAGGGATGATTTTAGTACTTTTAACCGCTCTGGTGCTATTATTAATAATCGGATTGACCTATTTCGGCATACGATACTATGTGAGCGAAGGATTTCAAGATGCGGCGGAACAGAGACAGTTCGTAAAAGACCAATCTGTAGTGTATGAAAACTACGATAAAGATATCCTCACGAATCCTGGTGTCAAAAATATGAGTTCCGCACTCATTGTTCCCGACATCTTCCTCGATATGGGCGCAGTTGATAATGAAGCTATGGCTCAGCGATTGATAGATGATCCTACAAACGGTTACACCGATTACGATAACAAATTCTGCCGTACCGCACTATGGCCAGCTAATCTCCCCAAACATCTCCGAGGCGCACGCGAAGGTTGTGGCTGGTGGTTTGTAAAAGAACCGTCTCTCACCTCTACCGGTGTTCTCGGAACTCAAAGCGGTCCCGTATTCACCGACGGACTTCCTAATGGTGGCGAATGGATATGGGACTTGGCGAAAGCGCAAGAATTGGAGGAGATCAAAATGTGCCGACAAATTACGAGTTGCGAATTAATCGACGTTAATTCCGTCCATTTACGATGCGGATTCTGTCCTACATCCGGTTATGCGGTCCCCGTAAACACGGACGGTTCCGAAAAATATGTCTCAAATGTCGCCGCTTCATGTGGTGTTCCCGTAGTTATGAACGGTTCCGATTGTGCTGCTAGTAGTACCAGCAAAATCTCTACTGTCGCCTCTGACGGCACCAATTGTCAGAACTACGGACGCCCTTCCGCCGATGGTTCGCTTCGACTCTACAACAAAGAGGAATGTGATACACTCAACGGCGTCCTACGAAACGACGACCAATGTATTAGCCAAATCGGCAGCAACTATTCCAAAGACTGTGCTTCCTTAAATAAACCGGTTAGTAGCGTTTGCGATCCAGATGCTCGCGGACGACTCACCGGCGACTGCCTAGTAAGCATTATGAAAGGACTCGGTTATACGTCGCGTGGAGCTCTAATGCGCATTGTGATGAATGGCGGTCTTCTAGAAATAAATGACCGTGCGGCAATTGCTCAACTAGCGGATGTCGGCGTCAATATACCAGCCGCTATTCTGAGTGGCGGCGGTAGTGGTAATGGAGGGGATGGAGGCAAAATAGATAAAAACACGGCGGCCAATCTCTACATGCGAATAAAAGAACAGTCGCGCATCGGTGTTTCCAGTCGCATTCGCGAAGCGGCAAAATGGCTCGTCGTTGGAACATTAGACTTTGACCCCTGTACTTTCGATTCAAATGAAACCGGTCCCTTCCCTTTGACCTGTTTACAACAACAATGGCGAATGTCAGGATGTCAGCCTGCCGGTACCGATTATCCCGCCAATATCAAAATGGCCGAAGCGTACGACGATATGACATGGGGGCAGGTAACCGACCTGTTTAGTAAAAAATACGACTCAATAAACGCTGCTAGTAGTTACGATGAACAGGCTGACAATATTATGAAATGTCTAGGAATAAAAGTTCAAAACGGACCCGTCACTTCCTGCGTAACTAACAATTGAGGAAGGAAATTAAATTATCAAAACATCCTAGAGAAATAGCAGATGTTTATCTGGTTAATTATTATTGCTATAATGGTCGTAGCATTGACAGTTTTGGTATTGCTACGAAAATCAAAGGTCGCTAGTATTGAGAGTTTCGCAAACGCACCCGGATCAAATAGTTCCGCACCATCGTTTAACGATTTCTTAGCATCGATCGGACCTCCTCCAAATGTAGCCAATACATTACAGAACTCAACCACTAACTTTCTTAACAGCCAGATGAACTACGGACAAAACGTCCTCGGTAAAGAAGTTTTGACTAATGCAGTTATGCCTAACTTCGCAAATATGCCAATGTATAATACAAACGCTGTAAATGTACCCGATATTTATTTGAACTCGCCTGAAAACGTCATCGTCAAACAGGTTGAAAACGATAATAACAGTCAATTTACTAACGCAGATATTCAATGGTGTAAATCGGCCGCAATGCCTGCCAACTTACCACCCCATGTTCGCGGTGCTGCTGTAGGATGTGGTTGGTACTATATACCCGATCCAAACATGCCTTCTAGTGGTGCCC